CCATACTCTTCATTTACTGTAACATTAAAATCAGAAAAGTAAGTTCCTGGACCTCCTTCACTTAAATATAAAATTCCACAAAAACCAGTGCAGTTTTGATGGTGATGTTCTAATGCATAATCGTTATTAGTATAAATATTTCCCCAACATTCTTCTAAATAAGATGATTTAGTATAAATGTTATTAATAAAAGGTTTTATTTCTGTCATAAAGTCAAAGATTTCTGGTTCTTTTGCTAAACTATAGAAACCTGTAAACTTTGCTTTGACATTTGTTTTATAGTCTAAAGAAGAGTCTTTTGATTTTTCTATTATTTTATTTTTTATTCTTTCTAGTAAATTTTTATTTTTTACATAACAAATACTAATATAGGAATCTCTTGTTATTTTATGTTTTAATACTTCCTGATTACTCATATTAACTTAGTATCTATATCTTTACATTCGTGATTTTTTATTTTTTTAACTATTGTTTTAATTTTGTTTTCATAATTAAAGTCATTAATCTCAACATCAGGTTGAATATCTTTTGGCTTTTGAAATAATTTATTAGTGTCTTCATATTTACCTTCTTTAATAGTATTCATCCAAATAAAATAATTAAATCTTTTTCTCATATTTTCATAAGGACATATAAAATCAGCAATAGCTCCTTTTGGACTTAATTCACAAAGTTTAAACATTCTGTCTGATTGTCTTATTCTTCCATTTATTGTAAAATCCCAATCATTAAACATAGCTCTAATTTCATTAGCATTAAAATAAGCATAATATATTTTTTCTTTATTTAAAGATTCTAAAAGTTTTTTAGAAAAAGTTGTTTTACCAGATCCAGGTAAACCAAAAACTAAAATTCTTGTATAATATTCTGTTATCATTTTGATAAATTAAAATTTATTACACATCTTTTTATGGAGTTTATTGGATGTCCAGATGCGTGTTTAATATTTCCATTGAATAATAATAAACTACCTTTCTTTGGCATTATTTTTTCAATGATGTTATTATCATTGTCAAATAAAAAAGTAAACCCA